AAATGATGGTAGAGGAAATGGTGTACGACCATTTTGCGGATGAAAAGAGGTATTACGAGGAAATTTGCGAAGAGCTTGATATGGAAAACTGAAATTTAGTGGAGAGATTTTATGACATACAAAGGTTATGAAGCAAAAATCGAATATGATTCCAAAGAAATGATATACGTGGGAACTCTTTCTAACTGCTCGGATTTGGTAAGTTTTCATTCCTCTGATATACGCAATTTGCGAGAAAAATTTCATTTGGCGGTGGATGATTACTTAGCATTATGTGAAAAAACTGGAAAGATACCAGGATAGGAAGAAGAAATGGATAGGAAAAAGGAAATTGTGAAAGCAATTAATGATATGTCTGGGAGCAGATCATCATATGAAGTTTTTTACGATTGGATCGCATTGATGGCATTATCGATTCAAAACAGCTGCTATCAGATCCATGATCGGACGTGGGAAAAACGGGAAGAAGAATACATGAGAATAATCACACCGTATGGAGAAAAAGGAAAGAGATTTGCTGAGTTATCTGCATTGCTTGTAGAAACAATGGATCATAGCATGTCGGATGTTTTAGGAGAAATTTTTATGGAATCCGGATTTGGGAGTAAAAGAGCGGGGCAGTTTTTCACTCCATTTAATTTATCGCTTCTGTGTGCACGAATTAACGTGAAAGCAGCAAATGAAAGGGTCACACTGAATGAGCCTTCTTGCGGATCCGGAGGGATGGTTATTGCTACGGCCAGGGCAATGCTAGAAAAGGGAATTGATTACCAAAAAAAAATTGAAAGTTATTGCTCAGGATTTGGACTGGAAAGCTGTGTACATGTGCTATGTGCAACTATCCTTGTATGGAATTGATGCTGAAGTGATACAAGGAAACACCCTTACGAATCCTTATAAAACAGCATATCCATGTGAAAGAGTATTTAAAACACCTAAAAAAATGGGGATTTTATAATGAATAAAGTTAATTTATATGAATTGTACGACAGAAATACGTACTGCGGAATGTATACGAGCAAACAGTTGCGAGAAATGCTGCAAGTGAGCAGCCAAAACATCTCGGTAGCAGCTCGTTTAAATAGTCTGATAAAAAGAAGGTATAGACTGAAACACTTTGAAATTGAGTGTGAAGTAGCTCTAAATAAATACAGTGCACAGCTTTGTGCAGATTGGGATGAAACAAGGACCAGGATGCTTAAAGGTGATGGCAAATGGTTTAGAGAAGAAAGGAGAAAAGCCGATGGAAACAGAACACAGTAACAAAAAAACAGGCAGATCATTAACCGCCCAAGGTACCATGATCCGCCGTTCTGCTTAAGATAAGTATATCATATATACCCTTCTTAAGCAAGGAAAAGGAGGATATCTATGACAAATGAGAATGTTAAAACACAGGTTATTAATGATGTAATCGTTGCCATGTCAGCATATATTGCTGCTGATTTAATCCAAATTCTGGAGCGTGTGATAGTCGACAAGACGATAGATGTGGTTATGGAAAAAATCCATACGCTACCGGCAGAGATTAAGGATAGTGTGGATCAACAGAACGAGTACATAATTAAACTCTTTTTATATAAGAAGAAAAAGCTTCGTGAAGGAACTAAATATGGTTATATGGCATCAATCAAACGCCTGATCACGGTGTTGGACAAGCCATTGGTGCAGATGGATGAGCATGATATATTTTACTATCTCAATTGGTATGAGAACCGGAATGTACCAGTAACCGGACGAAAAAATCAGAACTCAACTTTGAATAGCGAAAGAAGGTATTTGTCAGCTTTCTTTTCCTGGATGCGGAAAGAAAAACTTATAACTGTAAATCCAGTTGAAGCAATCGAGCCATTAAAGGTGCAGAGAAAGCCTATAGATTTCTTTACACCGGAAGAAATGGCACGTTTAAGAGACAATTGCCGGACCTTACGGGAACGAGCCTTAATTGAAGTACTGCGCAGTACCGGGGCACGCGTAGGAGAAATTGTTGAGATAACTGTTGACCAGATCAACTGGGAAACAGGGGATATTTTGATTCTAGGTGAAAAAAGTAACCGGTATCGGACCATATATCTGGATCCGGATGCTTTATACCATTACAAAAAATATTGGAACTCTAGGACAGACAACAATGAACATATGTTCGTATCGAAGAGCAAGCCTTATAAGCCAATAGGGACATCTTCGGTACGGACAATCATGAAAGAAATTGCGGAACACGCAGGTGTGACAAACCGGTGTTATCCTCACAAGATGAGGAAGACACTGGGAATGGAGTTGAAAAACAGAGGCGTAGATATAGGAACGATCCAGGAAGTCCTGGGTCACGCGGATTCTAAAGTAACGAGTATGTACTATGCTCAATCAACACCGGACACGTTGAGGATGATTAGAAAAAGGGCAGTTTAATAGAAAAAGGATTGGGGCCTGTAACGGGCCCCATAAAAAAGGTCAGGGGGAAATCCTCTTTGCCGTCCTTGTAATGGGTATTAACAAACGGAAGAAATATCATAAATATTTAGGAACTAAAGAGGAGCAGCATGAAGCACTACGATAACTATGATTATGAATCAGCATATGATAAACAGGCAGAGAAGCTGCAGGAGTGGGAGATTGAAAAGCTGATCTCTGAGCAGAGGGTGAGCTGCCTTTATAGGACAACGACGAATAGAGCTAAAAATCTGGTGAGTGGTGACGAGCTGCTAGAATCACAGGTGTATCCATCATTCCTGAAAAGGGGAGATATGCCAGTAACCCTGAAAAAGAGAGAGACCAAACCGTCACAAAAAAATCTGAATGATAAGAACTCAAGGAGGTATTGCATCAGACTGGCCTGCATCAATTTTGGCAAAGGCGATATCTGGGCAACATTTGGTTGGAATGATGAGTACATGCCAGGAGATGCCAAAGCTGCTATCAAGGACATTCGGAATTTTTTTACGAGGATAAACTATCGCAGAAAAAAGAATGGACTGAAAAATATTAAATACATATACATCTTGGCGTTTGATGGAAAAGTCCGTCCACATTTCCACATCCTTATGACCGGAGAGGGTGTGGATCGTGATGAACTGGAAGATATGTGGAAAAAATGCGATCGAAAAAATACTCGGAGAATTAAGCCAGATGAGGATTTTTTGATAACAGGATTGGCAACATACATTACGAATAACCCAAGAGGCACAAAAAGATGGTGTGCCTCCAAGAACCTGAAAAAGCCACCGGAACCGACCAGAAGTTACGGGAAGTTCCGCAGAGGGAAAGTGAACCGGATGGTAAAAAATGATGATACCATGCGACAGGAAATGGAAAAAGCCTATCCAGGATATAAGTTCCTGGATGCAGAGGTTAAATATAATCAGGATCTGGCGATGTTTTACATCTATGCCCGGATGATCAAACATGGATCCCGTGAAGATATGCAGAAAGGGGGAAAGAGAAGAAAGGGGGCGTTGCGAAGTTGAATTATAGTGTACGGGTAAGATGCCCTTACTATGAGACTATGGCAAGTGACACAAAAAAGCAGGCAACAATAACCTGCCAGAACATATGCTGTAATCTGGGGTTTGAGATCAAAAACCAGATCGTTTTTACGTGCCATGAAGAAAAAAGCAACTTTGCCGGGATATTTTGCGAAGATATGTATGAGACATGCCCTTACTTTAAGGGAATCTATAAAACACAAATGGAGGATGAGAAGAAATGAAAAAGAAAATGAGCTTAATGGAGAGAGTGAAGATTGCAGAACGGAGAGAGGAAGAGGCAAAACGCCAGGCAGAGAGGGACAGAAAAAGATTTATGGAGGCAGATCTGATTGCAAAAGGAGCCATGGTTTGGGTGTCAGCTCTGGCAAGAAGAGAAGGCCCAGTGATCCATGTGAGCGCTGAAGAGATTGAAAAAGCAAGAGCGGGAAAATATAAATGCCGTATGGTAGCAGATGGATCTGTTGATATGGTGGAAGAAGGATACTTTGAAAAAATTTATGAGTAAACACAATCGGACATGCTGATGTGCGCATACATGCGCGCGCGGTAAGTTAGTAGAGAAGCCCTGATATAGGGCTTTTTTGCGTGGGAAAAACCGGACAAAGGTGGGGTGGTAGAGAAGGGACAGGAAAAAATATAAAATTGATGCTATGAGGTGGTGATATGGCGGAAAAGAAGCGAAAAGCAGCAGGCCGCCAGAAATGGCGGGAATGGGCAGAAAGTGAAGAGCATCAGGCGGTTCTGTCAGCTTGGGCAAGAGCCGGAATGACAGATGAAGAAATAGCAAAGCAGATAGGGATAAGCAGATCCACGCTGGCGGAATGGAAAAAGAAATATGCACCAATTAATGCGGCGCTGGCAACCGGGAAAGACTTTGCGGATCGTCTGATCGAGAACAGTTTGTACAAAAAGGCCATTGGCTTTTATGCAAGGGAGCAAAAGGCTTTTAAAGTTAAGACTGTAGAATATGACGAAGCAACAGGAAGAAAGATAAAAGAGTTTGAAGAATTAAAGACGGCTGAAGAGGTCCACTATTTTGAACCAGATATAAAAGCAATCATATTCTGGCTCAAGAACCGTAAACCGGATATCTGGAAAGAAAAAGTTGCAGAGGCTATGGCAGATGATGAGGGAACTGGTGTTATTGTTTTGACGCCAACCCAGGTGGAGCAGATCAGCAAGGAAGTAAAAAAGGATGAGTAACCCAAGAATTGTATGGGCACCGCAGCCACGACAGGAAATTATGATGTCACGTCCAGAATTTGAGGCTTTATACGGTGGAGCTGCTGGCGGTGGAAAGAGTGATTATTTAGTGGCAGAGGCACTGAGACAAGTCCAAATCCCACAGTATCGCGCGATCATTTTCCGAAAGACTTACCCTGAGCTGGAAGACATCATAAGCCGCAGCCATGAGCTTTACGGCTCAGCGTTCCCAAGAGCTAAATACAACGAAAGTAAGCATGCCTGGAGGTTTCCATCTGGTGCAATGATCTACTTCGGGCAAATGCAGCACACGAAGGACAAGCTTAAATACCAGGGCCGACATTTTGATTTTGTAGGATTCGATGAACTGACGCATTTTGCGGAAGAAGAGTATATGTATCTCTTTTCCCGCGTTAGATCATCAGCACCTGGATTGAGAACATACATCAGGAGTACGGCGAACCCAGGCGGTCCAGGACATCCGTGGGTAAAAGCACGATTTGTGAGCATAGCGAAGCCGGAGACTAAGATTGTGCAGGAAGTGAATATCACCAAACCATCCGGTGAGGTGATAAAGCGTACCAGAGACAGGATATTTATCCCTAGCTCTGTGTTTGATAATAAGGCTTTGCTGGACAACAACCCGGAGTATATCGCATCACTGGCTATGCTGCCAGAAGCAGAAAGAAATGCGCTTTTGTATGGTGATTGGGATTCGTTCAGTGGACAGGTATTCTCAGAATGGAAAAATGACCCGTCAAATTATGAAAGCCGAGAATGGACCCATGTTATTGAGCCGTTTAAGATACCGGAAGGATGGCTGATCGGAAGAAGCTATGACTTTGGATATGCTAAACCGTTCTCAGTTGGCTGGTATGCTGTCGATTATAGCGGATGTGTGTATCGGATCCGTGAGCTGTATGGTTGCAAAGAGGGACAGGCAAATGTAGGACTGGAAGTGGATCCCGCAGAGCAGGCGCGGATGATCCGGGAAGTAGAAGAGACTGATCCAAACCTTAAGGGAAGAAAAATAGCAGGCATAGCAGATCCATCAATCTTTGATGTGAGCAGAGGCGATTCTATAGCGGACATCATGGCCCGAAATGGAGTGTATTGGAGCCCAGGCGATAATCATCGAATTGCCGGGAAAATGCAATATCATTACAGACTGGCATTTAATGCAGATGGACATCCGTTATTTTACGTTTTTAACACATGTAAGGGATTTATAAGGACGATCCCACAGCTGGTATATGATGCAAAGAACGTAGAAGATATTGACACTACACAGGAAGATCATATTTATGATGAGTGCAGATATTTCCTGATGCAGTACCAGATCGCAAAGCGTGCGAATGTAAAGAAAAAACCGCCGCTGGATGATCCTTTGGATATGTATAAGGCAGAACGTGAAAAAGCATATAAAATCATTAGGATTTAGGAGCGAAAATGGACGAAGAACTTGTAAAAAAGAAAATTGGTAAAAAAGAAGTAGATGATGCTTATGCCAGGTTGCAGAAGTATAAAGCGGGAAAAGCAGCATTGGAAACAAGAATTGTAGGTGCAGAGGAATGGTGGAAGAATAACCACTGGCAGCGATTTAATAGTGAGTTTCGCAACGCAAACGATCCCCAACCGGTGAGCGCGTGGCTTTTTAACAGCCTGATTAATAAACATGCGGATTTCATGGACAACTACCCGTGCCCGGCTATTCTTCCCAGAGAACAGTCAGATGAAGATACGGCGAAAATCCTTTCTCAGGTGGTGCCGGTTATACTTGATCAGAATAATTTTGAGCAAGTATACAATGACTGCTCTTGGGATAAGCCCAAAACTGGGACAGCCATTTACGGGGTCTTTTGGAACAAAGAAAAAGAAAACGGCTTAGGAGACGTTGATGTAAAATGTCAGGATATCATGAATATCTACTGGGAGCCTGGTATAAAGGACATACAGCGATCAAAGGATGTGTTTACAACAGAACTTATGGACCTGGATGAGCTAAAAGAAGCATATCCAGAACTCGAAGATAAAACAGTAGGCACAGGCGAACTGATAAAGTCAGAGTATATCTATGATGAGAACATCGATACAAGCAACAAGGTGCAGGTTATTGACTGGTACTACAAAAAAAGAATACTGCTTGCAACTGGCGGAGTTAAGACGGTGCTGCACTACTGCAAATTTATTCCGGGAATTGTGTTGTATGCATCTGAGGATGATGAAACATGCACTAATGGATGGTATGAGCATGGTAAATATCCGTTTGTGTTTGATGTTATGTTCCCGGAAAAAGGTTCTCCAGTAGGGTTTGGATATCTGGATGTAATGGTAAATCCACAGGAATATATAGACAAGCTGGATTCGGTGATACTCAAGTCTGCAAGTTTGAGCAAACCGAGATATTTTGTATCTTCAGGATCAAATGTAAATGCAGAGGATTTTGCGGATTTAAGCAAAGATTTGGTGGAAGTATCTGGAACAATGGACGAAACCAAAATTAAGCAGATCCAGCCGCCACAGCTTCCGGAATATGTTATCAACATGCGAACAATCAAAGTGGATGAGCTGAAAGAAACAAGCGGAAACCGGGATTTTTCTCAGGGATCCACAGCGTCGGGAGTAACTGCGGCTTCAGCTATCGCAGCATTGCAGGGAGCAGGAAGTAAACTGAGCCGGGATATGATCAAAACTAGCTATACCGCACATGCAGAGGTTGTGACACTGATTATTGAGCTTATCAGGCAGTTTTATGATCTGCCTCGTTGCTATCGGATCACTCAGCCGAATGGTGATGCACAGTATGTGATGATGGATAAGAGCGAATTACAGGAACAGACAGCAACAATGATGGACGGGGAAATATTGACTAGAAGACCAGTGTTTGATGTCAAAATATCAGCACAGAAGGCAAGCCCGTATAGCAGGATTGCAAATAACGAACTGGCAAAAGAACTCTTTGGTATGGGACTGTTTAATCCTCAGCTTGCGGATCAGGCCCTTGCAGTAGTATCTATGATGGATTTTGATCGTAGAGAAGAAGTGATTAAAAAGATATCAGAGAATAGTATCATGTATCAGGAGATCCAGCAGTTGCAGCAGATATTAGCGCAGCTTGCACCGATGGTTGCTGAAATGACAAATAGACCGGATCTGATCCAGGCTGTTAATGGATTGATTGGAAACAACCAGATGGCTATGACAGATGTGAATGTAAACCAGGGAAATAGCATAAAGACAAATTCTTTAGGACAGGCAGTGAATACAGATACCAGTCAGGCAGGAAAGGCCAGGGAAAAGGCAGCTACAGCAACGGAGGTAAACCAGTGACAGAGATTATGTTTGAAAATGTTCCAGGATACTTCCGGCTGAAGGTGGAAGGTCATGCTGGATATGGATGCGCTATGGGACTTCCGGAAGGACATGACATCGTGTGCGCTGCGGTATCTGCCATTGGACAGACGGCAGCACAGTGTATGATCGACCTAGGAGAAGAAAAAGCAGTAGTGATCCAGGACTTGCAGATCAAAGATGGATTGATAGATATTCGCGTTTTGGTCAAGAAAAAAGCACAGAAGCGCCTGAATGCAATGGTTTATACCATACAGAGAGGGTATGAAACATTAAGTAAATCTTACCCGGAATTCGTTCATATGAACGTAAAGTCTGGGGTGGTAGAGAAGAAAAAAAGAATGTGATACCATGAAATACAGAACGCGCGGGAAAGACCGCTGAATTTTAAGACACGCAGGAAAGACTGCTGAGAGGAGCAAAATGAAGAGAATCATCGAAATGAACTTAAGACTTTTTGAAGGCGAAGGCGGTGGAGCCGGTGCGGCAGCACCAGCAGCAGACCAAACGGGAGAAAATGTCCAGAACACCACTGGAAGCGCTGGGGCGGAGGAAGGCCAGGAACAGGAAGAAACACCGGAAGAGCGGCAGGCAGGTTATGAAAAATTCAAGGAAAAGTATCGTGATCTGTATGGTAAAGACGTAAAAAGCCATATTGACCGAAGATTTAAGGATGAGCAGCGGCTGCATGAACAGCTGGATTCATATACGCCTTTGATGTCGTTGCTATCCGAAAGATACGGTATCGAAGACGGAAATGTAGCAAAGATCATGGAAGCCATCGACAATGATGACTCTTTCTGGGAAGAGCAGGCTCTTAAAGAAAACATGACTGTTGATCAGCTGAAAAGAATGAGAAAGACAGAGGCTCAGAATAGACAGCTGGTTGAAAGCGCCCAGAGAGCGCAGCAGATCAGGCAGAGGGATGATATCTATGCCAGATGGGACCGGGAGGCTGAGCTTTGTAAGCAGCATTTCCCAGAATTTGATATGGCAAAAGAATGTGAGAATGAGGCTTTTACCAGGCTGTTGGGAGCCGGAGTAGAAGTCGAAAACGCCTATAAAGCAGTTCATTTCAACGAGATCACACAAGGGTTAATGGCCCAGACAGAGAGAGATACAAAGAAAAAAGTTGCGGATTCAATCCGATCTGGCAATGGCAGACCATCAGAAAATGGAGTGGGTGCCGGTAGCGCAAATGGAACGAAAATGAGTGCATGGGATTTATCACCAGAAGAGTTCCACAAGATCATGGAGCGCGCAGCCAGAGGGGAGACCATTACGATGTAGAAAGGAAAAAGCATGAAAAAGACTATTATTTACATGAATCTTAGATTATTTGACGCACCGGCGAATACAACTACAGCATCTGGTATGTCTGTAGAAATGAAGACATTTTATGATCGCAATCTGATTGAGAATGCAGAACCGGAACTTGTACATGATCAGTGGGCACAGACAAGAAACATTCCAAAGAATGGTGGTAAGACCATTGAGTTCCGTAAGTATGATCAGCTTCCGAAAGCAATGACACCATTGACTGAAGGTGTAACACCGACCGGTAAAGCTATGAACGTTACCAAGATCGAGGCAACGGTAAAGCAGTATGGTGATTTCATTGAGCTGTCTGATTTACTGATCTTAACAGCAATCGACAACAATATCGTTGAAGCAACTACCTTAATCGGATCTCAGGCAGGTAGAACCCTGGATACAATCTCGAGAGAAGTCCTGGCAGCCGGAACTAATGTACAGTATGCAGAGGGACAGGTAACTTCCAGAGCGGCCTTAACCTCTGAGATGAAACTGACAGTTAAGGCTGTTAAAAAAGCAGTTCGATTCCTTAAAAAGCAGAATGCAAAGAAAATCAACGGCTATTATTACGGTATTGTACATCCAGACTGCTCCTACGATCTTACAGAAGATGAGCGCTGGATTGATGCGGTTAAGTACAAAAACCCAGAAAGAATTTATAACGGAGAGATTGGAGAAATCGAGGGAGCTAGATTTATTGAAACCACAGAAGCTAAAATCTGGGCTAAGGCCGGAGCGGCAAAGAGCACATCTGATGCCACAAAAATTGATGTATATGCAACTCTGATCTTCGGTGCAAATGCATATGCGACTACAAAAATTGAGGGCGGCGGCTTACAGACAATTATTAAACAGCTTGGTAGTGCTGGAACTGGTGATCCACTGGATCAGAGGGCTACTGTAGGTTGGAAAGCTCTTAAAGTAACAGAAATCTTAACAGAAGCTTATATGATTCGTATTGAGACAGCATCTACATTTAGCGATGGAGAGGCGAACTAAGGAGGTTAAAAAATGGGAAGAACTGCAAAGGTAGAGGATGCAGTAGTAGAACAGACTGCAACAGAGGATGCAGTAGTAGAACAGACTACAGAAAACCAGAAAAATGGTGAGAAACTGATCAGATTTAAGATCCCTCTTGGAAGTGCAGACAAGGATCGTGCGGATGTTTTTGTTGCAGTTAATGGCAAGTCTTATCTGATTAAGCGTGGAGTAACTAACGAACTTCCAGAATCCGTTGTAGAGGTTCTGGAAAATGCAGAGGCTCAGCGCGAATATGCAATCGAATTTGAAGAAAGCGCAAGATACAAGGAGTAACTGAAAGGGGGCGGAAGATATGATAACTGTACGGGGAAGAGAATTGGTGATCCCGGTAGCAGAAAGACAGATAGGGACACAGTTCGATAACAATTCAGAAACCAGACAGTTTAAGATCAACCGCCTCACTGTAGGCGGTATTGACATATCTCACCTGGATTTTCGCATTGATCTGAGATACGGAAAGGAAACTAAGGATACTGACGTACTTGAAAAAGAAATAACAGATGAGCATGTGATATTGACATGGACCGTGAGTGCTGCAAGTGTACAGCAGGTAGGCACGGTATGGATCGCTCTTCGTGGATCTGATGATTTTGGAACCATAAAGTGGGCAACGAATCAGGGGTTTTTGTATGTTGGAAAGACTATAAACACGCCAGATGGTGCACAAACGGCGATTTCTGAACTGGAAAAACTGGAAAAACGGATTGACCAGAAGACTGAATCAATGGATGTTGCGGAAAGCAGCAGAGTGGAAGCAGAAAAGATCCGCCAGGAAAATGAATCAGCCAGGCTGAAAAATGAAGCAGAGTGGCAGAAGCAGGGTGAAGCTGCGGTAGAAGCGGCACAGACAGCAACCGCAGCGAAGAGTGCAGCCAGTGCCAGTGCAGAGGCAGCGGCCGAAAGTGCTGGAACAGCTGGTAGCGCAGCACAGACAGCAACAAAAGCTGCCAGTGCAGCCAGTGCCAGTGCAGAGGCAGCATCCGGAAGCGCAGAAACAGCCGGTAGTGCGGCACAGACAGCAACAAAAGCTGCCATTGCAGCCAGTGCCAGTGCAGAGGCGGCATCCGGAAGTGCTGGAACAGCCAGTAGTGCGGCACAGACAGCGACCGCAGCCCAAAGTGCAGCCAGCACCAGTGCAGAGGCGGCAGCTGGAAGCGCAGAGACAGCTAGTAGTGCAGCTCAGACAGCTACCCAAAAAGCATCAGAGGCTAGTAGCAGTGCATCCGCAGCAGCATCTGATGCAAATGTGGTAAAAGAGCTGATACAGGGGCTAGGCGGATTTGACGGAAAAGCATCGTCTGTATCAGCTGTGGATCTTTTAGGATTATTAGGTACGGAAAATGCGAAAAGTACGGTCCAGGCGTTGATCGATGTGATAGCGGATAAGGTGCTAAATCAGCTGTTATTAAGAAGCAACGTGGTAAACAATGCATTAACCACGGAAGAAGGCTATGCACTGGATGCACGTATGGGAAAGTCTTTGCAGGATCAGATCACCGCTCAAAATAGTAATTTAGCAATCGTTAGCAGCTGCATCAGTAATGTATACATCAAAAAAATTGCCAATGAAGGAGAATACACACAAGTATTTGCAACATCCATAATAGACAGCAGTCATTTTTGCGGTTTGGTCATAGCTGATGGAGGACTATATTCTTTTCATAATATTGGAAATGTCACTGCTCTTGTAAATCGGTCTACATATAAAGTGGCTTGCAATAGTGTGGGAAAGGTAGCGCGTTTATCAATTACTGGAATGGGTACTTGGGATGAATGCGTCATTATATCCAATAGAGATTTTACGTTGACGCATAAGTAAAATGATCATTTTAGACCCAAACAATTCTACTACTATCCCAGAAGACCATTCCCCATTTTGGAGCAGAACTTTGAGACATGGGAAATGCCATTATTCTGGTATATGGATCACCGTAACTGGTGCCTTTAAATACAATAATGTAGTTTTCTATATCTGAAAAAGGAATATCTGAAACTGTTTTACTAACCAATGCCATATGTATACCATTAGACATTTGCCTTATGATACTTAATAGAGTACCTGATGTAAACTTTTCGCCAACACCTATACGGTTATCTAAATTACTATTGTAAGCAAACCAGAAAAAGAAAGGAAAGGTGAATAAATATGAGCAATGCTGAATTTATTCGCATTTGTAAAGAAAAGGTATGTGCTTATACCAATGAGCACATGGATAAGACAGATAAGAAAAAAATCACAGTAGATGATGTGTATGTGGTTTGGTGCTGCAAGACATTACAGAACCACAAAGCATTATTAAGCACTACCGCTCCGGATGGAATGTATTATGAGTTTACATATAATGGGGACAAAGATGAACTTTATATGGATGCTTATAAAAAATGGGAAAATATTTGTTACAAAATGTAAGGAGAGAGAAAAATTATGAAGAAAGCAATGCTTAGTCAGCCAATGGCTGGAAAAACAGATGAAGAGATTATTGCAACTAGGGAACAGGCAATCAAGGCCCTGGAAGCCAAAGGCTATGAAATTGTAAACACCTTGTTTACTGATGAATGGTACAGCAATGAAAAGATGAAAGAACGTGGAGTGGTACAGATTCCTCTTTGCTTTCTTGCTAAAAGTCTGGAAAATATGTCACTTTGTCATGCAGCTTATTTCTGCAAGGGTTGGGAAAATGCCAGAGGGTGCCGGATTGAGCATGATGCAGCAGTAGCTTATGGGTTAGATGTGATTTACGAAGCGTAAGTTAAAGGAGAAAAAATGAACAAAGACAAAATTGTTTTAAAGAATGCAACTGCTGTTGAATTGGAAGTAGCTGCCAGCCTTGAAAGCATGAAAGCTGTATTTGAGGATATGACAGCAGTAGATCAGTTTTGGAAAAGCTGCACAGATAAGAACATGTCTGAGGTGCGGATCCTGAATGGTGAAGGCTTGACCGTAGGTGCATACAAAGATATGTGTCTGATGTCACCGGCGTTTACTTTGGACAAAACCGAAGATGGAAAGATCATGGCAACATTTGGTATTCGTGAGCTGACAGATATCGAAAAACTGAAAGCACAGGTTTCCGCTAATACCGAAACATTAGCAGTCCATGACGGAGCTATTGGAGATATGGGAGCAGTAATGAGTGCTATGGCAGACCAGGAAGGAGTGACATCATAATGGGCAGGTATTATGGATTAAAAATCAGATCTGGAGAAATGACACTGGAGCAGGTGCCAAAACTCTGGAAAAAAGTAACAGAAAAGTGGTTAAAGGAAAATCCAGAGAAAAGTGAGTGAGGTAAATGAAGTTGGAAAGATTTAAAGCAATATTTATCACTATAATGAGTGCAGCATTTGCCTATCTTGGAGTATTGGCAGTACCGGTGTTTGCTCTCGTAGCACTGAATTTTACTGATTATATAACCGGAATAGTTGCATCGAAGTATCGTCAGGAACATGTGACAAGCTACAAGGGGATTCGAGGCATTTGTAAAAAAATCGGAATGTGGATCCTGATCGGTGTAGGATGGCTCATGGATAGGATGATCATATATGCAGGACAATATATAGGGTTGGACATAAAAATACCGTTTGTGATTGCTACCGTAGTAGCTGTTTGGCTTATTTGCAATGAGATCATATCCATCCTAGAGAATTTACTTGATATTGGTGTTGCTATGCCTCCGTTCCTGATGCCGCTTGCAAAAGCAATTAAAGGTCAGGTCGAAGACAAAACAAAATTGGAGTGACACATCTTTAGGCTTAGGATATCCTAAGCCTTTTTTAATAGGAGGTACACATGAAAATTTCAGAGAATGGTTTGAAACTGATAAGAAGCTTTGAAGGATGCAGATTAGAAGCTTATAAGTGCCCGGCAGGAGTATGGACCATTGGTTGGGGACACACAGGAAATGTAAAAGCAGGTCAGAGGATTACACAGGCAGAGGCAGATAAGATGTTGACGGATGATATGGGACCATATGAGCGCAATGTAGACAAATATGGAACGAAATACATGTGGAATCAAAATGAATTTGATGCCCTGGTATCATTTGCATACAATGTAGGATCTATAGATCAGTTGACAGCAAAAGGAACCAGATCGCGGGCTGAGATATCAGAAAAGATCCTGGCATATAACCGCGGTGGTGGTAAGGTTTTGGCTGGCCTGACCAGAAGAAGACAGGCAGAACAGAAGCTATTTTTAACTCCAATAAGCGAACAAAAGAAAAAAGGATGGCAGCAAGAGGATGGAGATTGGAAGTATTACCTCGGAAACGGGGAGCCTGTAAGAAATGACTGGTATTGGTACGATGATAAATGGTACTGGTTTGATGGTGCAGGAAGAATGGTCAAGAATACCTGGTATAAATACAAAGATAAATGGTATTACCTTGGCGCGGATGGAGCTATGCTGACCGGTCAGCAAACTATTGATGGGAAATGGTACGTGCTGAATGAAGATGGAGCTATGGTTACAGACCCGGTAACTTTAACCCCTGACCAGGATGGAGCGCTTACCTGGCCGGGACTGAAAGAGTAGGTGCTTATATGACAGTAAACGATTTGATTAGTGATATCACATCTTTAAGAGGGCAGCAGTATGGTACAGACATGATCATGGGATGGATCAATGAAATTGAGGGACAGGTCATTGAAGAAGTAATCAACCGGGCGGAAGGATATAATCTGGAATTTATTCCAATGGAATATGAAAAAGACCAGGATAAAAAATTAAGTATTCCGGATCGGTTCAAGGATGTCTATGTTAATTATCTGCTTTCAAAGATTGATTATCACAATGAAGAAACTGAACGCTATAACAATGACGTTGTAATGTACAACTCCGCTTATGATGCATATGCTGCATGGTTCAGGCGCTGCAATCGGGCAAAAAAAGCACCATTATTTTCCAAATTTTAAGGAGGAGCTTTAATGGGACGATTACCAATGCTGACAATGACACCGAGAGGGGACAGCAAACAGATAGGATCATTTGGGGGACTGAACAAAGGTCTTGTAATTGGAGAAAATGAGTTTTCAGACATGAAAAACATGTCTTCAGATGTTTTCCCGGCGATAGCGGTCAGAAAGCCAAGAGGAGAAATCCTGAAAAGTTTATCAAAACCTCATGGGATCATTTATAAAAATGGTTTGGCCTATGTGGATGGGACAAAGCTGTATTACAAAGATAAAGAAATTGCAACAGTCCAGGATACAGATAAGCAGCTGGTGAGTTTGGGAGCCTATATTGTGGTATTCCCGGATAAAATTATGTATAACACATCCACTGGAGAAAAGACAGCATTAGAGGCTTCCTGGAGCCAGGCTGCAACAGCAACATTTGAACAGACGACAACCGGAAGTACCATGGTAAAGATTAGTTGTACCGGAATCGGAAAGCAATTTAATCAGTTTGACGGTGTGGAAATATCCGGTTGTACAAACAGTAGCTTTAACAAGACTACGGTGATTCAGGAAAAAGCAGATGACTACATTGTGATCATAGGTGATCTATCATCCAGCTTTACTCAGGAATCTGGGCTAAAGCTTACCAGAAAAGTACCGGATATGGATTATATTTGTGAGAATGGCAACCGCTTGTGGGGCTGCTCCAGCGCAAATCATGAGGTATATGCAAGCAAGCTGGGAGATCCAACAAACTGGAATGCGTTTGAAGGGATCAGTACAGATTCGTATGCGGCTACAGTTGGATCAGATGGAGATTTTACAGGCTGCCTGTCTCATATGGGATATGTGCTGTTTTTCAAGGAAGATACGATCCATAAGGTTTATGGAGATAAACCAAGTAATTTTCAGATCAATACATCATTCCCGGTCAGAGGTGTTGCAAAAGGGTGTGAGAAGACAGCATGTGTTGTAAATGAAACATTATTGTATGTGTCCAGGAGCAATGTATGCAGTTTTGACGGAGCGTATCCGGAATCTGTATCGGATGCACTGGCAGAGGTACGGTTTCAGGGCGGTGTGGCTGGTCAGCATAACGGAAAATACTATGCATCGTTACAGGATGTATCAGGGCAGTGGAATATCTATGTGTATGATTTAAAAAAGGGTATGTGGCACAAAGAAGATGATATGCAGGCTTTGTTTATGGCATACGGAGAAGGACAGCTATACTGTGTTGATTCCACAGGAAAACTTTTTACAATCAGCGGTTCAAGGGATGAGCAGATAGAGTGGATGCTAGAGAGCGGAGACCAGTTGGATGGAAGTGTGGAGTATAAGTTCTTAAAAAGACTGCTTTTTAACTTGAAACTGGATCCGGGAAGTGAAGTGGACGTATTTATAAAATGCGACAGTGAACCAGAGTTTGAAAAGAAAATTTCTTTTACTTCTCAGGGATATAGAACGCAGGTGCTTAATATAACCCCAGCCAGATGCCAGAGATACCGGTTCCGCCTGGAAGGGAAAGGACCGGCTGTTCTGATTGCCATGAGTAAATATATAGGATATGGGAGTGATATTCATGGCAGTATTTAAACCCATGATCATCCAGAAAAATGAAACTGACATAGGAAAAGTTGTACGGCAGTTATACCGGTTTAGTGAGGATCTCAAATATACGATTTCAAATTTGAGCCTGGAAGATAACATTTCAAATGATGTTTTAAATTCTATTACGGATAGAAGCAACAAAGTAAGAAAAATCCAGTTTTCAACGGATGCGCTGAACATTGAATATGATGATTATGCCTTATCTGTACAGACTAAGTTATCCCAGTCTTCGGAAAGTATTCAGTTGTTGGTAGCAACAGGCGATGTTGTCAATGAAATGCTTACCAGAATGGAGATGTATGGAGAATATATCCGACTAACTAGCGGACACCTGATTATCGATGCCCAAAATATGAAGTTAGATAAGCCTGGAAATGCATATTTTTCTGGAAATATAACGGGTGGATCTATCAACATCAATAACCGTTTTACGGTGTCTTCTTCTGGCGATGTGTACATAGATGATGCTCTGACTACAACTACATTAAATCCTGCTAGAGCTATCGTGGCTGCAAATATGGAAATTTACAATGATGATGATTATATCAACGTTATCGGGAAAGCAGCTACATGCAGCGAACTTTATGTATCTGAAAATCTGAACTGCCGGAAGGTGCGGTACACGTCAGACAAAAGGAAAAAACAATGTATTAAAGATATTGAGAAAGCGGATTTTGCTGGACTGATACCGGTATCGTATTCTTTTCGAGATTCAGGCAATAGGGCGATAGGATATATTGCACAGGACGTCTACCTGACACAGGAGAACGGAGAAAATGCTTTAGGGGTGAATCGGTCGGGTAAATATTTAGAACTGCCGTATGTGGCTTATAGTGCGTTGTACGCAAAAGGAATACAGGAGAATCAGAAAAGAATAAACAAATTAAAAGAGCAGATCAAGAAGGTGAGAGATGTCAAGCTTTAATATGCCTGCGTTAGGTGGGCAAGATCAAAATATGAAAAAAGTTTATAGCTATATCCAAATGTTGAATGAACAGCTTAGATATAGCTTGAGCAATATAACTCCGGAAGACAATTTTACAAAAGATTCTTTTCTTAAGTACCAGGAAACAGATGAATCCATTAGTCAATTGGAAGTAACTATGAATGGATTTATCAGCCAGTTTACCAATCTGAAAGAAAGCACGGAAACTAGCATCAGGGTGTTGAATGGTCAGATTGCATTGAAAGTGAGCAAAGATAAACTGTGTTCAGAAATATCAGCAACATCAGATGCTATTACATTTAAGACAGGATATCTAGTTATTGATACGAATAACTTCAAGCTATACAAAGATGGAACGGCTTCATTTAGTGGAACGATCAATGGTGGATCTATCAATATAAATGATAAGTTTAAAGTATCATCTTCAGGAGCAGTGAGTGTAGATGCCATAACCTATGCAGACACGATCACTACACAGGGACTTCTGTATACAAATTATATGCGAATATCAGGGAATGCGGATATCAGTGGAACGCTGACTGCAAATACAGTAACGGTATCTGGCGATGTGTCATGCGAAACATTGTATGAAAGATCAGATAGGAGATTGAAGGAAAATATCAAAGAGATTCCGGATGAAACAGCCTTAAATTTAGTCTTGGGAATGAGACCGGTTACTTTTAAGTTTAAAGATTCTGATCAAAGGTCAATGGGATTGATTGCCCAGGAGCTGGATGCACTTCAGAAAAAACTTGGAACAAATCTTCCTTTGGTAGATCATTCCGAAGAATACCTATCAATTCCATATGGAAACAACAGCGTGTTATTTGCTGGAGCAATAAAGGCGCAGCAAAAGGAAATCAAAGAATTGGAAAAAGCTTTAAAGGAACTTAAGGAGGCGGCTTGATGAAGATTGTTTTTGAAGAGAGTGATATTAATACAGCACTGATCGCATTAAATCAGTTAAAAGTTGAGGGAGTAACACAGGCAGGGATTCTGCTTACAATCAATCGAATGCTCCAAAATGGAGAAAGCATGGAATCTGAGACTAAGGACCAGCCGGAAGATAAGAAAGGGGAATAAGTATGGCAGTTGCATCTATTGTTGATTATTTGAAAAGCCGTAACATGGACAGCTCTTACGGAGCCAGAAAAAACCTTGCATCTCAGTATGGAATTACTGGATACAGCGGAACTGCACAGCAAAATATGTCACTGTTGAAGTCATTGCAGCAGCAGTCTCAGAAATCACAGGCAGCGGGGCAGCAGAGTAATGCCAACAACCAGAATCAGAACGTAACAATTACACCGGTGAGCGATGATGGCAAGACCGGACAGGGACATCCGGCGGCTACATACTTGACGGATTATAACTATGCAAAGTTTTCGCCATCTGCACGGACAACGGATTATGCTGATCGATTGGATGAAATTGAAAATAATAAGCCGGATGAATACTATAGCAAGTATCAAGGAACAATTGATGGAATCATTGATAATATATTAAACAGGAAGTCATTTGACACGAATAGTGTATATGATTCAGATCTGTATAAAAACTACCGGGAACAGTATATCCAGCAGGGACAGAAAGCCATGAGGGATACCATGGGAGCAGCAACAGCAGCAACCGGAGGATATGGCTCCACATACGCCCAGGCCGCAGGTCAGCAGGCCTATGACAATTACTTAAGCCAGCTGGGTGATAAGACCTTAGACATCTATGACAGAGTATACAATCAGTACCTCAATGAAGGCCAGGAGATGTACAACAAGCTCAATGCTGTCAATAATCAGGACAACATTGGTTATGGCCGGTATCGCGACAGTGTAAACGACTATTACAATGACCTAAATTACTATGCAGGTCGCTACGACAATTCGTATAACCAGGACTTCGGAGAGTACCAGACCGATCTTTCGGCAAAACAGTGGGCGGAACAGTACGCATACCAGAAGACCCAGGATGCACTTGCACAGCAAAACTGGCAGACACAATTTGACTACCAGAAACAGCAGGATGCTTTACAGCTTGAGTTGCAGAGGCAACAGCTGGCGGCATCATTGGCAAGGAAATCTTCTGGAGGATCATCTGGCGGGACATCAAAAAAGAGTAGTTCTGGTTTAAGTAAAAATGATTATTTAGACAAAGCAAAAATGATGTTAAGCGGAACGGATGGATCGGATACACATAAGTATCAGGAAAAAACTGTGTCAAGATATTTAAGCAAGCAGTATGGATTATCTTCGGATGAGGCGGACCTTATCACATCAAAAGCTAAATTAGATATTCAAAGTTCAAACGACAAAAATATAGATAAATATTACAAATATACAAAAGATTATGCATCTGGCCATACAGACGAGGAGACATTCGATTATCTAAACAAACTTTATGAAACAAATAAGATAGATGCAGATCAGGCAGATGAAATTTATACACGCTTAGGATTGAAAAAATAGGGGGATGTATGGCAAACGCAACAAATGAATTTCTTGAACGTAGAGAAAAAACAAAAGAAAATAGTTCAAAAGTATCTAGTGAAAGTCAAAATAGAGGGAAAAGGAACTGGAGTAATAAGCAAGAAACGAGCAACGCATTTCTTGAACACCTGCAATATAAAAAAGAACAGGAAGAGGCTAAACGTCAGGAAATAAGGGTAGAATCCACAAAACAGCA